ATGCTTGTCTCACCAGCAGAAACTAATATCCTAGACATTTTTATACAGAATTTTTATTTATTTATAATCACTCTTCGTCAGGAGTGATTTCTTCTTCATCCTCTACAGTTTCCTCAGGTTCTTCATTGCCATTAAACAATGAAGATGCTACCGAAGAACGATAACCATCGATTTTTTCTGCAGATTTAGCAAAGAGAAGTTCTTTGATCTTGTCACTGACTTGAGAGGGTGACTCATCAGTTTGAATCATATCTAAAAGGTCATCCATTTAAGTGTATTATATACGACTAATGAGTATTTATATCTCACCACCTTTGGGCATCTCTGGTGCTTCTGTTGCAGATCCATCTGCTTCAGGTTCCATCTGTGGTTTTCCTAAATCCATACCCGCTGCAGTCTCTGGTGCAAAAGGCATTCCGGTTGCAGGATCGATAGTTGCAGGGTCAGGAATTGTACCATCTTTAATTTCTTTTTTGATCAACTTATCCTGCTCAAGGATTTCCATATCAGTTTGACGCAGGATCTTACGTCTAACATAATCCTGAGAGTAATACTTTCCAACATAAGGTTCTGCAGTTTGACAGAGAGTTAGTCTCTCATTCATCAATTCTGCTTCCTTCAGTTCTGAGAAATGATTATCATAAAGGAAATCATACTGAATATGCTCAGACATGATCTCCCAATCTTCAGGAGTAATTACATTCTTCAGGAGTAATTGGGTCTTCAGCATGTCATTAAACATGTTGGAGAATCTCTTTCTCAAACGACCAACAAACTTAGTGAACTTGAGTTCGTCTCTCAGGATCTCAGAAGATCTCCCCAAGTTAAACCC